TGTTTGGAATAATGTTCTTTCCAACTTTAGTGAACCATATCTTTTCTGGTGCTTCGGTCATTGGTCTGTCTCCCCATATTCTAATGCGGCTCTGGCCCGGCTTCCTCGATCTAAGTCCAGCACTACGTCCGCTTCATCTGCCTTTCCTGTCTGGTCGGTTGCAAAAGTATGAACTTGCACGCCATACCATTCCAACGCCTCCCGCAGCCGTGCGACCTCTGCCCGCAAAGTGTCGACCACTTCGTCCGCATATGCGAGTTGGTTAATTGTGGCGTCAATAAAGTCGGCCTTTGTGTTGATATTCGCATGGCAAGCGTCCACTTCTGCCCGCATTGTGTCCATAGTGTCAGCTTGACCGTCAATATAGTTCCGCAGCCATCGTGCGTTCTCTGCTTGTAGGTCATCAGTCATATCTGCTGCTTCGGTGCGTTCAGATGTCATTTGATTCTCTTTCTTGTGGCTACTCTTACAACATAGACGTTTTACCTTGCGTTGTCAAGAGATATTTTTCAAAAACCGTGTTTTTCTTTGTATCTTTTTCTTAGAGCCATGAAGTGTGGAATGTAGTCGTGTGTCTTCGTCACGAACAACTGTGACTCTTCGCCGTCTACTGTGATGAGGACTACGCCTTGCTTGATAGCGATGCCAGTCCTCTCATAAAATGCTGCCGCATAGAATGCAGTCTGTATGAAGTAGTTTTGTACATACTCTAACTTCTTAGTTCTAATAGAAGTCTTGAAGTCGATAATCGATAGTTGACCGTCCCATTCTGCGATCAAGTCCACACGACCTGCCGTTTGTAGTTGATCACTGTATAGCGGCACCTCTTGTGCGTATACGTTGTCCATGTTTTTATCTAGTATTGGTTTGATTTGGTTGAATGAGAACACGTTGGCAGGCATTGCACCGCTCGACCACTTCGGATCGTTGTTAACGTATTTCTCTGCTAGATCGTGAACAGCAGTTCCACGATTGCCAGCTTGTGTGAGTGTAGTGGCGGCAACATCTTCGCCAACTCGTTTTTGCCAAGCGATGATGCCGGCCTTTGTCTCATCCCCTAAGACAGTCGTGACAGAGGGGTATTTCTTTCCTTCGGGTGTTGTGTAAGTTCTACCTGTCGGTAGAGTTTCGCATTCAAGCTCTTGGAGTTTGTGGTCCAAGTTCACATGATTAAACATTGTATACTATTATCCTATATTAACTTTCGATGATCCTGACGTGATCAGTGCGCCACAACTATATTCGTCGCCTTTACGTCCTGCGCCTTTGCCTTCTATTGTGACCTTTGAGCTAAAACTAGATAATGCGGGAGTATGCGTCGTGCAGACACCGCCAATAGCATGTGCGGTAACGGCATCGCCTTGTCGAACAACGCCAGTGCCTTCCGCTGTTACTTTGCCGCTACAAACATCAGTTGTGGTGTTAATCGGTGCAGCGTCACAGAAAGATGAGTCATTTGTATTCACGTCTCCTACTGCGACATGTACCGTATTAACAGTGTCTATCGCATTGCCTCTAGCCGCTTCTGGCATTATCGAATCAACTTATGCGTTGGATTTTTGTCAAGCCACGCTTCGGTCTCTTGTGCCGAAAGCTGTCTTGCATAGTTTTGTCCTTCTTCGTCTTGAAAGACACGAATTGTCTTCTGTGTCATAATCATCTACCTTTACTGTTATAAGCGATACGCCGGCGCAATAGTTTCTAACTGCGCCGGCGTATCATGAGATATTTATAGACCTAGCTTATCTCTAGCAATGATGTATGATTTCACAAGATCACTACGGACGATATCGTCAGCAACAAACTCTATAAAATCAAACTCTTCCATGCTTTCGAGGATAGGCATGAACTCTCTAAGACCAGATACTTCTCTCTTGCGTTCATTGGTTAAATCGTCTTGCTTTACGTCGCCGCAGAAGATGATCTTACAATTATCGCCGCCTCTGGTCATGACCGTATGTAATTCTTGACCGCCCATGTTCTGACATTCGTCTACAATAATAATACAATCATCGAATGTCTCTCCACGTAAGAACGAGGACGGAATAAATTCTATACTATTCTTTGTTTTGAGGATGCCATATGCATCTTTTCTACCAAATAACTTAGCGCAGATTGTAGTATACGGACCTTCATATACTTCCATCTTTTCTTTTTGTGTGCCTGGGAGGAAGCCCATTTCTCTTGCTGGTACAGCAGAGCGAATGATATATACTTTATTGTATGGTGTTTTGGGGTTTAGCACCTCTGATAGTGCGAAGTGCAAGGCAAGAAACGTTTTTCCTGTTCCCGGCATACCGTGTAACACTAAGTTATATCCTTCTGCCCACGATTCAAATGCGAGTGTTTGATTATCGGTCATGGGCTGAATTTGAGAATCGATAGCAAAACTTCTAGTGTTGATATTCGACTCTTGGTCCAATACGCCTTCCTGTCGTAATACTCTTTTGTTTCTCTTCGTCAATCTAGTTTGGGATTGAGCAGGTCTTTTTGCAGGCATGAGTTTTTCATCCTTTGTTGTATTATCGGGTTTGTATATTTGATCCTCGGTGATGTGATTTCACGTTCTTCAAAACATCATTAAAATTGTCGTCAGGGCGTCGGATGCCAAGACGAACAGAATCACCCATGGGAGGGGCGCATAATAGTTGTTTGTAGTCGGGATTTTCATCAAGGAATTCGGAGCGTTCCTTGATAGTTAGGTAGTGGGTCACCACTTCATCAGTTTTGATGTTTTTAAAGTCATAGACTGGCATTATATACTCCTTAATAAAAAAGCAGCCATAGACTGCTTTTCACTCTACCATGATGATATTTATATTACTGCGTTACAGACATTACAGCATTTCGTAGATTTCTTTCCAGCTATCGACAACAGTGGCATCGCCGTCATAATTTTTGTTGCTCTCGTTGCTCATCAGGACAGCAGCCAGACCGAGAAAATTACCAAGGTCAGCATTTTCGATCTTGTCTTCAACCCAGATACAACCGCTATCGATATAAGGCAGCAAGGCCTCATCTTTGTCAGCACCAGTGTCGAGACAGATGATTTTCTCGAAAGCGGTGTTGCCGAACAGTGCTTTGATGTTTTCTTCACGCAGCTTTGCAGCGCTAGGCTCTAAGCTCAGGCTAGTGATACAATAGAACACATAGCCTTTTTCTTCGTGCAGCTTCTTCACATACTTGATAGCATCGCCAAGAGGAGGCATGGTTGCGACTGCTTCACTCTCGTTGAAGAGACGCACATAGGCTTTCATTTCAGGACGAGGAATATTGTAGCACAACTCTAGCTCGTAAACGTCGCTACGAACTTTGTTGTAGCCTTTGTTGCGCATCCACACATCGAAAGCATACAACCAGTCAACTAGAACACCGTCGCAGTCGGTCAGAATCACTTTATTTTTCATCATGTATCTCTCTCTGTTACAAATCAATATAGCATTTCTGACCAACGTTGTCAAGCGTTATTCCGAGAAATACGAATTTTTCTCGTTATTTTTAGCTCTACGGGCAGACTCGATGTCCTGCTTTTTGCGGTCGTAGCGTTTGGTATCTTGGTCACGGTAATCCGATGCCTCTTCGTATTCCCAGTCATCATCGTCAAACTTCATTTTCTTAGACATTATGCTGCGTCCTTGCCTTCGCTTGCTTCGCTTAAAATAGGTCCAAACGCTTCGTTAATCAACTTAGGCGTTAAACCCTTGAGTGGCTTCTGTGCGATCATCTTGCAGAGAATCTCCGCATCTTCTGGGTCAACAGTCTCTAGCATCTGGATGAAAATTTGTTCACGCTTTAACTTCGTAACATTCTCACCACCCATGCCATCGATGATGTATTTTACCTTACGAAACTCCCGAATAAGTGCGCCTTGTGATTCGTGGCTCTTAGACGGGTTGTAAGGAGGTGCTGTGGCGGGTACGAGAAATTTGATTTTGGCCTTGTCATACATGCAGATGAGGATATTGCGGAGTGGAACGGTGTTGTTCTTACGCAACCAGTCGATCTTTTCCTCTCGTGTTTTAAGCACACATGCCTTGTTGATTACTTCCGAAATTGATACTACCATCTTTAAAAGTCCTGAATATTTTCCATTAAGTTGCGAAGTTTATTTGTCATAAAATAGCTGAACAACTGCGAACGGTCGTTAGTGTTCGCTGCGTTGTATCGTTCAAGGATTTGATCTTTAATGCGGTCTGGCACTAAAGAAAGGTCGATAAGGCTTTCGTTGCGCTTAACGTTACGCAACAGTTGCTCGTTCAAGTTCTTGGGGTCTGACCACTCAGCCAGACGTTTTTGCGTGACTGGCTTCTGTCGGTCGCCAATAACAAGACAGTTATCAGCAGACAGAATGTTTGGAATGCCGTCGCCGGTGTCACCCTTCATGATATGTTCATACAGATATTGTACTGGATTGGAGTGAGTGATGTACTTTTTTCGAGCAGGGTCATATTGAGATACGTTGCCATATGTTTGGAGTTGAATGTAATCTTTGTCGCTTGACAGGATCAAAATCTTCTCGCCACTGTTCAGAGGAGTACCCTCTTTGTGAACGATAGTGCCAATGATGTCATCAGCTTCTGCCGTGTCGATCTGGATAACTTTGTAAGGAAAGAACACCTTGATCTCTTCACGAATCTTGTTCAGACAAGTGAAGATGGCATTCCAGTCGAGTTCTGATTCGTCACGGTTCTTTTTGCGAGACGCTTTATAGTATGGGAAAGCTGCACGACGCCAGTAATTTTTGTCGTCTGCGCAGATGATGAAGTCGCCGCCATACTCTTGGGCGAACTTCTTTCGGTTAGAACGAAGGCTGTTGAGGATCATGTGACGCAACATGTTCTCATCGACTTCGGCGTTTTTATGATTGCCTAGCTGCATCATAAGGTTTGCGATCATGATTTGGTTAAAGTCTACTAGTATCATGGGGTTTCTCCTAATTCATATACTGTACTTATAAACATAACACAAGGTTAGTCGCTTGTCAAGTCTAAAAAATCATTTAAAGATTTAAGAGGGTCATCAAGGGTCAGCATCGATTCTGCGATCTGTTGGATGGGATATTCCTCTTTCATGGCACGATACGTCAAGGATTTCAGCACCTCATGTAGCAACAGGATATCGTAGATCGTCATAGGATCATCCCGTACATCGATATCTTGCTCTAACAGGAAGTCGATCACATCTACCACAATATCTGTTGCCATGTCAGATATTGCCTGGTCTTGTGCAACATCTTCATCGGCAGCTAGGTCAGCAGCTTCGGCCGCATCCTTGGCAGCCTTGTCAAGCGCTTGTTCGATTTTCTTTATCTTAGCTGCGTTGAAGTCAATTACTGTAGAGTTCATTTGTATGCCTTGTAAATAATTGTCTCAGAGTTAAGACGACCATTCGCCTCACCCGGCTTTGTTTTGATGTCAGTGAACGCTTTGTTGATCTTTGGCTTAGTGCCACCCGCAGCTTTGAAGAATTCTTCTGGCTTACGAAGTTTCTTCTTACCTGAACCGAAGGCGTCAATATCTTGGATAGTTGTACCCTTGATAGTGAAACCGGCACCAGACGAACATGCGAGACGAATGATTGTCCGGTACTTCGCATTGAACAGATAGACTTCGGACGCACCGATGATGTTCGTAGGATCAATACTTGTGATTTTAAACTCAGCACTATCTTTCAGATAAGTAACTTTCAGAGTTTGCTGCGTAGCAGATATCACCTTCTTGGCACGAATTTTGCGTACAGCTTTCTTAGATGCCATATACTTTTCAGCATCGTCAATGATTGTTGTGATCAGTTTCAGATATTCTCTACGCTTTTTGATGGTCATGCCCTCATAACCTTCAAGTAGGTCAGGCGTCTTCTTTGTGATCAGTTCTTTCAACTCATCTTGAAGAGGCTTGTAGTAGTCGGCAATCGCTTTCGCCGTGTTGTAGGCAGCGACGGACTTCTTCAACTCATTATAGACAGAATAGTTGTCAATGTCAAGCCAGACACCACGCAAGTAAGTATCAAGAACATCTTCGATATCGCCAATGAAGTCGCTAGTCTTGTCTTTCAGTATTTCGGCAGGATTGCGGCGTGAAACAGTGACAGCAACTGTGCCTTTCTTTTGGTCAGAGAGTTTGGTCTTACCAACGTCAATGGCCTCTTGAATCTTAGCTTTGATCCAGTCCATGCGCTTCTTATCAAAGACAGCGCCATTCGCCATCATATTACAGAGCGCACCAACAGTGAAAGAGATACGCCAATCTTCGACGGCAGAGAACTGCGTCAAGTTTGTCTTGGTCATATTAGCTTTGACCCAAACCTTCGCCCAGCGAATGCTATCTTTGTTATCGTAGAAATAGCCATAGTGGCGAAGGCATTCGTATACCTTCGCCTCAGTGACTTCTGACCAATCGGTGATTTCTCGACCAATGTACTTTTCTTCGAGCAACATACTAGCATTTGACTTGCGACGAATCGCAGGAGTCTTTGTCGCTTTTGGTTTAGCTTTTTTCACTGTAGCTGCACGAGCCATGTGACTCTCCTAAGTTGTAGAATCTGTTGTTAAGACTCAATGTAACATGTCACAACAAGTTTGTCAAGACCATTTCCCACTGATTCTTACGATTTTCCCAAGAATATACTTGGTTTGTAAGTTGACGTTGCGTCTCGGCTCCTCGCTGAATCGAAAGTCTGCCGTTCGAGGTTTGCATGGCAGATACGATGTGGCGTAGATATGCGTATAAAGTGTTTGCATGTACCGTAGGGTCTTCGTCGTACTCGTACATCGTAGTCAAGGACATCGAAGTCTCTGGCAATGCCGCAAGTGAAGAGTGAACGCAATGCAGTCCGGCACTCATAGCTTCGATTAGACATAGACACGAAGTCTCTTGCCAAGTCGAAGGATAAGCAAAGATATGTGACCTTTTCAGTTCTTCACGGATACGCTCGTTCGATACTGATTTGTGGTAGTTGATCGCTTTATGACCACGTAGCTTGTCAAACAGACCAAGATATTGCTTATCACGTTCAGGCCACCCATAGAGTTCGAATGAAGAGAACACGTTCAGTTCTATGCCAATCTCGGCAGTATCAAACTCTTTAGACAGTTGATTGAATGCAGCATAAAGAAGGTCTAGACCACGATGTGGAGTTGAGAAATACATAAGACGAATCTTGTCATAGTCTTTTTTGTGTTCTTCGATAGGATCGATAGCGTTCTTAATGACCACACTCGCCGAAGGAGGCACACCAAGATAGTCTTGAAACTGTTGCTTCTGCCAATGCGACACGAATACCAGTTTATCGAACCTCTTCCAACCACCGTCACGTAGACTATCATACATCGGATCGCCAACTAGGTCGTGTAAGACAAGAATCTTTTTCTTAGTGTCATCAAGTTCTTCGGGAATGCGAGAGTGGATGATTTGAAACTGATCACGCAAAATAGCAGGCAGGGTATTAATCCTGTCTGCCATAAGTTCAGTCCCGCCACGTGGTTTGGGATTACTGTTCAAAACTAACTCCGTTGACTGTCTTCAAACTGTCCCAACGAAACGAGCGCCAGCCTTGCTGGATAGTATCGAACACTCTAAGAACGTCGTCGTTCACTACTGCCACTTTCAATTCGTCAAAGAGGTCTTTTTGACCAGGCAGAGATTCTTCACGCAACGTACAAGTCATAAAACGGAGCGTACCGTCTTTTTTAACAAACTCAATATCGACAATCGATGTTTTCAGTTCATTGATAATCTCAGATTTCACCATCACCGTATCCTCCAATAGTATTTCCAATTTCAGCCGCAAGGTCTGTATAACCTCCGACGTAGCGGTCATGCCACCAGATTTGTGGCAGTGTCTTCGCAGTCGGGTTCTTCTCATACAACTGAAATGCAAAAGCGTCATCTTCGGATGTATTCAAATAGGTGTACGGCAAGTGGTACTGCTCCGCCAGTACCTTTGCCTTTTCGCACCAAACACAATTGTTTTTTGCGTAGATTGTTATCATTTCTTAGCGGCTCTCAGACGGTGCAAATGCGGCTGCGGTATTTTTCGCACGAGCAAGATAATCTTTGCCGCTGACACGAACACGGATGAAGCGCTTGCTTGTCTCCGACTTGTTAGGGTTCGCAATCGTCATAACGATATCTTTGCCCTTCATCAGAGCATCGGTCTGATTAATGACCCGCTGACCTGATTTCATGTAGTCGCTACGCATAGCATTGGTGAGCTTGCGGGACACATTGCTATGAATGCCCTTAGATACCGCACCAGAAGTCTTTGAAGATTTACCTTTGGCCATCATTATATTCCTTTTTCATTTTTTAATGTGTGTATTACGTCTTTTCGTAAGTGCCAGTAGCACCAAGATACTAGACAATGATCCGAATCAAACCAGAACAGCTTATCTATAATAAAGACTAAGTTAAGTTTGCCTTGACGTTTCCATCCATAGTTTCTGGCGGAGAATGTTTGATTGCTGCTACCGCCCAGAGCTACGTTCACAAGAACAGATATTGCAATCCCTAGTCTCTGTAGATACTTTATCATGGTAACACTCACTTGTCAAGTCATTTCTTATATTTAGTCTGACTCGTCGGTGTCAGGTTCAGGGTCGGCGTGGTCCCACTTGAGAACCAGTTGACCAGGTCCCTGACCACGAGTTCGAACGTATCCAGATTCAATCAACTGGTTGAGCGTGTGTGACACGACAGTATCGACATCTAAACGATGCCTACCTCTAGCGTATCCATAACCAATACCGGCACATACTATACCAAAGCAGGCATTGATTAGATAAATTTCATTCACTAAGAACCCTCATTTCTATTTCATATTCCCCGACCAAAGCAATCTTTTGCGACCATCGCCTCGGCTGCGTTATAGTCTTCAACGATCTTGCTGCTAACAAAGTAGAAGCGGCGAGTACCAAGGCCTTCAGCTTCGCCTTCGTACTCTCGCCCGTCCAAGTAGCGGAAGCCTTCATAGTTGCCGGTGTCAAACAAGATGCCTTCAACAAAGATGCACATCACTTCACGTTCGTCCGGCGAGCATTTGGATTTCTTGAGAAAATAGTTCAAGTTGTACAAAACTGCGCCGACATTAACGGTCTTGCGTGCATTGCTCTTAGCCATGGTCAAACTCTCTTGTGTTGTTTCTGTCTACTCTCTGACCATAGCTGATTCGCAGAAGGTTGGCAACCATTAATCGTGGCTATGCTCTTCGATTTCTGTGCCATCACGATTAATAACAACCAACGAATGATCGCCGTAGACTGATTCCATCACATTATCTGGCACACGAGCCAGAGCCGATCTCAACGCTTTGAATGAAGTATTGATTCGATCCGCAACATCGGCAGGAATCTTCTCCATAACTGCTAATACCTCATCGATCCAGACTTGTGCCTTGGCAGGGTCATGCGGATATGGTTTAATATCGTCCGGATATCGACCAGCCCATGCGCTGCCGTGCTTTGTGCGCCAATCTTTTAGATATTGTTGCTGCCATGCTGCACGATCCGCAGTGTATGCCTTAGCATTTTCTAGACCCAGAAGGGCTACTTGTAGATCGGAATTATCATATAATACGGTCGACTCATACGACATTTCGATTTCTTCATCTTCTTCGAGAATGTGAAAGCAATATTCATTTACACTAAATTCGCACGAATCGCCATCATTGAAGTATGGTGTATATTGAGTCCAATGAACACCCGTGACTTCTGGGCAGGTGTCAAGAAAGATTTTGACAGCCTGTTCAATAAGACCTTTAGATGTATTTTGCATTTCCGCATGTGCGTCTGCGATACGCTTGTTCAGCACATCAAAGTTAGATAGTAGTTGATTGTAGTCCATCAGTCGGCCTCCAAGCCCATATGTTTTGCGAATGCTTTTTGACCTTTGCCTAGCATCCAAGGTTTAGGTTCTAGTCCACCCATCCAATCTTCGATAGTGGGAATTTTACCACCGCAGTCTTCTTTCACGTGATCTTCTCCAACATCACGAACGCTGATTATCTTTCCATCCGAATTGATAATCGTTTTTCCGAACACTTGTTCGCATAGGAAGATTCCGAACGTGTGGTGCAGAACGGCTCTATGCCCGAAGTCAGCGTAAGCGGCTTTTGTTGAGTCGAACCAGTCGTGGATCGGCATGTAATCTTCGACTGCGCCTCCATAACGCTTGACTGAGTTCTTAGCATGAATGTAAGGTTTCATATCAGTTATGCCAACACAATCTCTCGAATGGTAACATCGGTCACATCATCACGGATATATTCCGCAAGCATTTCTGCGATGTCAAGTTGATTTACAGCGTATTTTTTAACAATCTCAAAGCCTACCATAACACTCAGAATGTACTGTTTCATACTACTTCTCCATTTTTAGATTGTATTTGCGCTAACACCTAATCTCTACTCCTACCGCCCGTTTCAGGTTCGATGGGTTTGCTATTAGGCTTACCATTAAACTCTTACTCAGGGCCGTTGTGCTGCTATATCATCGCCGTTTATTTAAATATCTTTGATCCGACCGAAGTCACCACTTTTTGGAGGACGCTCTCCACATTCAATAAACTTAGATATACTATACACCAGTTTAGCACTTTTAACATTGTTAACCATGTTATCAGATGTTAGCGAAAATACAATCTGTTACTTACTATAGATACACTAGTTTTGGTTACTTGTCAAGCACTTTTACTTGTGTAAAGTGTGTCCGAACCATAATATTTCTTCTTCGTTCAATCCCACTTTAGATTGCTCTGAGAACTTGTTAAGCACCAGTTCCATACGAGATACCTCTGCCAACTCAGTTTTAATCTCTTTTACCTTGTCTTGTGCAGCCCACAGAACCTTCCACTCAGGCTTCTGGTTCTTGTAGTAACCAAACCAAGTCTTTGTCATAGCTGGCGCTGTGCATTTTGCAAGATCGTTTTGAGCCATTGCTAGTTCAAGTCGCAAGTTGCCTTTTTTTCGATATAGTGATTCTAGTACATCGAAGCACGTGAAGTATTTTGGAAGTATCACAGTTGATCCTTTCGCTCTATCTATACAAGTATCATACGCCAACTATGACAGACTGTCAAGCACTATTTTTGGCAGACAGCAACTTTTCTCTCTGTCGAGAAATTTGCTTAATCTTGCCAAGTGCGGTAACATCACCTTGCAACAGTTGCTTCGTCAGTTTTTTGAGGTCTCTGTTCAAATCCCCAATCTCGGAGCCGATGAATAATCCAGGCAACACTTCTTTCATTTTACTTTCCTTACCAGTCAATGTCAATCATGTAGTCGCCTGCTTCGAGCAAACCCTTAGCGTGAAGGTCATTAATAACCATACTCACATGAGGATAGAAGTTTCTGTCCCACCACATGTTCACAGCGTAACTAGCGTCATGATCACTTAGTGGCTGTTTTGGATCACGTGCTAGCCATGCTTTGAAGCTGACTCCTTCTTCTGGCCCATTAACTTTCTCTACTACTGTATCGTTTTCGTAGTCTGCCGAGTAACCATAAGGAACAGAGAACTCGAAAGTGCCTCTAGACTTGCATCCATCTTGTTGCTGGAAGGTATATGGTCGACCGTAGGTTTCTGATACCAGTTCGTCCCATTCTTCCAAGTCAACAAGTCTCACATTTTTAAAGTTCAGCATTGGAAATTCCTTCGATGATGCATTGCTGGGTGTCATCTGCTTGTTCTAGTCTATTTTTAACCGATTGGCAATAGTCAAACGAACCTTGGCAGACAAAATTTACATAGTAATTATCTCTATCACTTATCTTCAGCTTTATTGGCTTTGTAGATTCTACTGCCCAAGTCTTGCCAACAACGACTGATACCATTTCATACAGTTCATCAGATATTTGTTCAATGATATAAGTCGTAGTCATTATGTAAACCTCACTTGATAATGCCTCTTTGTTTGAGCATCATGTACTGACCAGCTTCATAAAAGCTACAACCAAGTTCTTTTGCTAACGCTTCTTGCCGTGTACGGTCTTCTTCATCTGCTAGATCACGTTTGCTCTTCGCAATAAAACCAACTGCAACAATTGTTGGAGAGCCAAGGTAGTCTTCATAGGGTTCCATCGTTGATTCGAAATTAAATGTAATATTGACATAGCCCAAGTCTTCTGCTTGTTTTTTCACACTACTGACCAAAGACAGAATTTCTTCTTCGGTATACCCCTGAGTATCT